CGGCGCAAGAAGCGTATTATTAATTTATTCACCCTTACCTTTGTGAGGGGGATGAGTTAGACTACCTGTCTTGTTCCGAAGAACATTCGACTTAAAATAATGAGCTAACAAAACTCATTAGCAAGAGGGTCACTCTTCAGAGGTTACATTGGTTCTTTCATCAGCTATCAATAGTTGATTCTAAAGATAACCATCGAATCCTGAACATGGCCTACTGTGCGATACTCAGTGCAACAAAATACACGGGTATTAGAAGAGAAAATCAACTCTTCCTCACGGGTCGGTATCGCCTTACTCGGCGTTCCACCTATATGAGACCTTTACTTAATTTAAGTTTATTAAATTTCTCTAAAGCTCGCGCTAAGAGATCACTTTTAACGACAGGTTGAGGATATCTGGGTAAAGGTTGACTAACCTTTACTTTATGTTCTCGAGCCAAGGACGCGAAAGATGATCGAATTATATTCGCTCTTTTTAGTAATAAAGAAGATCCTAATGTGATGATATCATCAATAGGTCTAAACTCAGAGGAATGTATAGATTCGGAAGAAATATCTTCTAAGTCTATTAAACATTTCCAAAGAGTATCAACATCTAATGATTCAAAATCATAGGTATCTTTCACAGTTACAACAGTTTGATCCCAACTATTATGAATCTCTTCGTACATGGGCATTAGTAATGCCTGGAGAGGTTCTCCTAGTTCTTCCCAAGCCTTAACAAAATAAGGTTTGGTTGTGAATTCTTCACTGAAGGAAGGATCAAATCGGGAGTGAGGCGTTAGCATACTGAAGAAGAAAGACTTAAATTCAGATGGATTTCGAGGTAAGTAACTCTGTTTAACAGAATTAGCTGTTTTACGACCTAAATCCTTTAAGTAATCTAATTGCTCTGCTAAAATGGTCAGTTTCCCCGCTTTATTAAAAGCAGGAGACGTAAGCCAATCTTTATAAGAATCAAACTTAGAGAATAACATTCCCGGATAGGATAACAAGAGCAAAGCTCTTGACATCCCTTTTCCGAGTTTATTATACCTAGTATTAATTCTAGATAAAGCTTTATACCCATGACCCAAAAATGAAAGGAGTTCTGAAATACGAATATTTCTGAAATCTTTCACTCGTGTGAATAACTGTAGTAATCCTCTTATATCATATTTAGCTACGGACATTTCTCTGAAAGAAATACCGGAAACATCTTGATATTTGTAAACGAAACGTTTAGCAAATTCGAGAGAACCATTGTTAGAGATAACGGATTTAGACATATTAATTTCTATATCCCATTCTTTAGCAATGGCTAAATACATATTTGCAACTGATTTATCAGCAATAACTAAGTCATCACCGAGAACCAGGTACAAGGAAAATTCTCTTATTCCTAATCGAAGCGCAGCCATTCGAACCATAATATGGTGAGTTAAGGCTAGCATCGCCCACGAAGACAGAGCTCCCATGGGTTGGCCAGCGGCATATTTAACCGCGTGCACGTATGCAAGTCTCTTACCATCATTACCCGGTTTACTTAATCTCAGATCTAAATAAGGATTATCCTTATTAAGATCAGGATCTATACCTAGAGAACTACAAGTGATCGCTTTTGGGTCCCAAGAAGGAGTCGATAGTGAATACCATCGATCTACCAAAAAGGAAGACCAAATCTGACCAACTTTTCGTTCTGCCATAATATCTAATATTACGGCCTGAGCAGATACTGGAATACGATCAGTAGCAGCAGTTAAATCAAAGGAGAAAACTTCTTTGATACTGTTACGTTCTAATCGGTCCACAAATGTACTCAACGTCAATGATTGATCGTGAGTCGCATCCTCAGGTATACGTCTAAGAAAATTAAATAGACCTTTATGTAATGGTGATAATAGCCATTGTGTAAAACAATCTACCATAGCAAAGACTCTTATTTTCCCTGCGGGTTCAACTTTAAAGGAAAGTTTTCCTAAGGAAGTTGACCGCAGTTCCACTTCATCGCTCATATGATTATGATCGAAATCAAAATCATCTCTGATACGATATAATACAGTTGATGGGAAGTATTCTATCGCTGATTGACAATATCGGATAATATTGACAATTGGCGACATGCTTGCTAGACCACCTATGTATTTGAATCTCACTATAAGCTGGAAAGCTTTGTTAAACATTTTCAAGTTAGAATATGCTCTTAACGAACCAATTACAGCGAAAATGGAGGTAGAATAAGAAGAAATGTTCTTATCGGAAACTGGTACCGTTATTGTGTTGGGAGAAGCTGACGCTATCCAAAAAGGTTTTAACGCCTTTTTATCTAGATCAGTTGCTAAATAACAACCAAACTGTTGTTTGATTGATAAAGTAGCTTTCACTAATTCCTCTACTGAATACGTTGCCTTTGTTGGCGTTATGATTGTAGATATTTTAAGTCTACCAGTATAATCGATTACTCGATATAGACTGAACAAAGTTAACCATAAACGTATGTATACTATATTACCTTCTCGAATTTGTTTTCGATGAAGGCGAGGGATAATACGAGGTAAACCTCGATTATTTCTTGATATAGCTACACCAAGTTCTTGTGTTGAACGGTGTTGTACACCGGCAAGAGCTTGCATCAGAATAGAAACACAACTTTTAAGGTATTTTGCCACGAAAGATGGCCCATTTCGACTATTCAGGTAATATAAATAACGAACATAAGTCACGATCACTCGGACCCAAGAATTTGTGATAGAGCCTTTCACTATTAGAACACCTCGTAAGAGATGATTCACTAGTGGTCGCCCCGCTTTTACACGAAGCATACCCGAAAATGATGGTACTAACATTTTAATAATACGATAAGAAAAGTTGTTAAAAGAATTTAATAATTTTATCATATTGTATTTTATATATATTTGTTACCAAAATTTTCCTTCAGTTTCCTCTTTCGAGGGCTGCAGGTAGGTTATACAACCTTGGTTTGGTGTCCAATTCAGGATCATTAATTGTTTATTATAAACATTACTACCACCCTCTTCATTCTACTGGTTGACCTCAGTGAGGCCCTTTTCGAAATCAGAAATGTAATAAGAGATTTATGAATACCAACTAATACCTGTCATATCAAAGATATGGTATAATCGGCGCGTGGGGATAACATCCGAAGAAGCAATGACGAATGTCACCAGTCTCACTATGAGACTAGATAGAGCAGCAATGCCC